TATGTAAATGCGGAGCGAGCTAACCGATTCCAAGGTGCTAAGTTGAAAAAGAAGTATACAAAACTTTGCGCTTTGGCGGTTAAATCCGCTATTAATCAAGGATTAGCAGTTACAGAAATCGATATGCCTGTAGACCTACATTTCACTTGGTATGTGCCTTCTAAACGAAAAGATAAGGATAATATCGCCTTTGCGAAGAAATTTATCTTAGACGGCATGTTACAAGCTGGACTAATTGACAATGACGGCTGGAAACAAATAGGGAATTTTACAGATACGTTTGAAGTGGATAAAGAAAATCCCAGAGTAGTAGTGGAAATCAAAGGAGCAAACGAATGACAAAAATCAAAATCAACGAAAAGTATCACATTGAAGTTGACCGGTTCAACTACACATTAGTCGAAACTATTAAATACGTGAACAAAAAAGGCGAAGCTGATGAACGTGACAATCCACTTGGGTATTATCCATCATTAGAAAATGCACTTGTAGCTTTAAACCGTTTAATGACGATTAGAGAGCGAGAAACATATTCGCTAGACGAATACATTATCCAATCAATTGAATGCTCAAAAACAATACGTAACAGCCTTAAATTGAATGTTAAGGACTTGGAGGAACTAAAATGATGAATTCGGTGCAATTAATCGGCAGATTAACTAAAGATATAGATTTGAGATACACACAATCAGGTACAGCAGTCGGATCGTTCAATTTAGCAGTGGAACGAAACTTTAAAAATGCAGACGGAGAACGTGAAACAGACTTTATTCGTTGCCAGATTTGGCGAAAGGCAGCGGAAAATCTAGAAAAATTTACAAGTAAAGGCTCTTTGATTGGTATCGAGGGGAGTGTTCAGACTCGGAACTATGAAAATAACCAAGGTCAAAGAGTTTATGTAACTGAAATTAACGTAGACAACTTTACTTTGCTAGAAAGCAAGAAAGATAGCCAAAATAATCAAATGACGAATGATTACAACTTTCAAAATGCAACCGATGGCAATTACACACAAACAACCCAAAATGCCACACAGAACAATTTTAAAGCAAATACGGGCACATCATTCGGTGGACATGCTAATACGCAGTCAATCGATGTCAACGATGACGATTTGCCGTTCTAAATTTACAGAAAGAGAGAGGGAATATGGACTATTTATCAACTAGAGATTTATACAAATTACTGTCTTTTGAATTTGATATGACCCAAACCAAAATGCGTGAAGCTTGTGAAGTAACGGCATTCCTATGGCAGAAAGACGAAGATATTAAGGATATGCTGCCTAAGATTGACAAAGGATTAGCCCAGCTTTTTGGACATGATTATCGTAGTCCTGAAAACATCAGGAAGTATGAGCGCCACAGAGGTATAGCAAATGATGTAGACCCTAAAAAGTTAGTGCAATTACGCCTTCGAAAAAGGTACAGCATTAGCAAATTGGCAAAAGAAACAGAAGTATCGTACTCAATTATTAAGAACTTAGAGAATTCTGAAGTTAAAATTCAAAATTGGAGGGTTTACAAAAATCTATCTTTGATTTTGGAAGATGATTTGCTAAAAGCGGATAGCAAGTATAAAGAGCGAAAAGACAAAAATCGCAAGCCTAAGAAGAGATCCATTACTTTTAAAAATATTGCAACAAGAGGCAGTAAGTTGAGTTGGGAAATGGGTCATAAGGTAGTTTATTAGGAGGGGAAATGATGAATTTACAAGAAGAAATTTTAAAGATTAAAAATGAAATGATTGATGAATTTGACAAGCGGGTAGAAGCGTTGAAAGAAGAGGAACAGGAGTTTCCACAAGATGGAGATGAGTATTGGTATATAGATGACGCAGGAGATATCTTAAACGAAAAGTGGGATGGTCTTGATTTTGAAGAATATAGGCTTGCGATGGGCAACATTTTTAAGGCAAAAGACCAAGCAGAATTTGCAGTAGAAAAACTAAAAGTCGAAGCTGAGTTACGGAAGCATAGCGATGTATGGAATTTAGAAAAAACACAATATACCTTTTCATTTAATTGGGAAGATGGAAGATTTAACGTAGAATATCCAGATTACAAGCAATATGCTAATGGTTATTATTTCGATAATATTATTGCTTTACAAGACGCCATTGAAACAGTTGGCAAAGACCGTATCAAAAAATATCTATTCGGAGTGGAGGGCTAACTATGAAAGTGCGTATTGACCCTAAGCAACTATTTTCAAGCGGACCAGGGAGTATAGATATCCGTAAGTGCATGTTAGCAACCATTGATGATGACACAATGATCGGTATTCAAGATATGACAGGTCTTGATTGGTATGAAATTGAGTATGTGTTAAGTCACGCTGATATTTCTGTTTTAATATCGCAGCTACCAGATTTTATTGAGATAGAAACGGAGGACTAACCTATGAAAATTGAAATTGAGAAACCAGTAGTGCCGAAATGGTTTGATGATTGGTATAAAGATGTACCAACGGAACAAGATGGTTATGGAGCTACAAAAGAAGAACACGCAATCCAATTAGTATCACAAGTTGGTTGGGGAAACGGATTGTATAAATCAATGTCTAATTTTGAACGTGAGCATGACGAAGCAAGAGTTGGTTATGTTCTTAATAATAAAACAAAGCTTTTCCACGCTATCTTATTTGGTTACGAAGTGGAAAAAGAACCACTTTACTATGCGAAAAGTAAATTAACCGGTCAATACCTCGGAAACAAAGATATCGGCATAGGGTCTTGTGTGCAGCAACCTTTTTGGTTCTTTGATAAGGGACATTTGCAAATAGAAAAATTACCAAAAGAGGTTTTTAAAAAGGTTTACGGGTTAGATGATACTAATGCTTACTTTGAGGAGGTGGAGTAGATGAAATCAAAAACAAAAGACATTTTAGTCACAGCATATTGCTTCGTAGCCATTGGGTTATTTAGTCTTGGTTTGGGAATTAAAATTGCCACAATCACGACTGAACATGTTGATGAAACCACCACCGCAAAACCAATCTACCAACAACAAATTGGTGATGAAACCGAGCCAGATATACTGATTATCTATGAAGCTGAAGTAGACGGTGTGAAGGTTTATCCGAGTGTGATTAAGGAGGCGGAATAACCAATGCGAGATATTAAATTTAGGGCGTGGGATAAGAAGAAAAATGATTGGTTTGATGATGAAGACGGATCTTTATACATTGAGCTAAACGGAAATATCAATTTTGGTTGGAATGGCGAAATTATGGACGATTGGACCGATAGAATCATTTTAATGCAGTACACAGGTAAGAAAGATATTAACGATGTTGAAATATATGAAGGTGATATCGTGCATGACGATGAAGTTATTTACTTAGTAGGTTTCGGCGTGTTCACTGATGATAATGATTTTCAAGAACCAACTCAAGGTCAAACGGGTTTTTATATCGTTGATATACACACCGATGAAACGTTTCCGTTTTATAGTATGAGATATAGAGTCATCGGAAACATTTACGAAAACCCAGAATTATTGGAGGACTTAAAAAATGGCTAAACAAGTAACAGTATATTCAAAACCTGATTGCATGCAGTGTAATTTTACTAAAAAATGGCTGAAAGAGCGGAATATTCCTTACACAGAATTAAATATTAAAGAAGATGAAGAAGCTTTGTTAAAGGTTAAGGAAATGGGTTTCCAATCGGTTCCAGTTATTGTAACCGAAGATGATAGTTGGTATGGTTTCCAGCCTGATAAGTTAGCGGAGTTAGCCCGATGATGAGTGACATAATTCTACTTATTGCGTTGATAATTTTATTAGTTTTGGGTTTTAGCCAGAAATAGGAGGAAAATATGACATTTTGGTTAGCGGTATTTATTATCATTGTGATGATCTTTAGCTTAGCATTTGGTTTTAGTTTAGGCGAAAATGCAGCGATGAAGAATTACTTCAAAAAGATTGAAAAAGAATTAGAAAATATCCGAAAAAACATTTAGAAAGGGTGTTGGCATGCTATTTCCAGAAGTTGATGAAAAAGCTACAAAAGAAAGAGTGGATAGTTTACTAAAGAACTATCATAAGATTAGACGTCTGTCAGGCATGCCAATTGAGCAGAAGGTGACAGCAACATATAGCCTATATCCGAAAAGCTTCACCGGTATGAATTCAAGCGCAATTGAGAATGGGACTATTAAGAAATTAGATGCAGTTAGCTTATATCGAGATATCAATGCTGCAATTAATACCTTGGATGCTTATTCTAGAAAACGCATATACGATAAGTACATCAATTCTACTAGGTTTTATGATTATGAGGTATTTAGTGCAGAACAGATTAGTGAAGCAACTTACTATCGTGAAGTTGGTAAAGCTATGATAGAATTTGCGGAAGCTTTTCAAAGTGGTAGTTTGCTAGTTTTTGAAAATGAGTGATTATTGATTGAAAGTTGACAGAATGGTGATTGATTATTCGTGTATTATGCTAATTGAGATAAGTGGCTAATGCTTATCTCTACTATGGATCGCCATTCTAAGGAATGCAGTAAAGTCCTATCGCCACGGAAATGGAAAAGGTAGGCAGAGCTGGCAGTGGTCAGCATTATATACAAGTAGCTATGATTGGTATCACCTAAAGTCAGCACACTTTAGTAAGGGTTCGATTCCCTTGTTAGTTATAGCAAGGCGCAGTCAGCTCAAATAATTGCACATTTAATCATCACTGACTAACCTTGCTTTATTTGTATGTTGATTTGCTTGTGTCATTTTGGGCACGGTAACACTAGACCTAACCCATAGGCTAGTAGGATATCAATGCACCCTAGGAGCAGGATATTTAGTTATCGGATGGCACTTGCAGATGAGCATATAAAGCTCTTTAGCAACCTGAGCAATCATATCCGCTCGGCAGAGGTAAACGGTGTGTTCCATAATGGAGTAGGGTTGCTTATTGAAAACTGCACAATGTTGATAGAGTGGTTGTATTTGGTAGCTACTTATACAATTGTCCTCAACCGAGTAAGGCCAAGCTGCCTGAATTTTGATAGGACTTGATAACTCTGAAGGTTGTGTAGTTTTGAGTAATAAAAATAACATCAATAGCTACCCAGTCTTTAAATAGACACGTTTACGAGTGACGGGTGGCTTTTTTTAATACATTGAAAGGTGGTGGAAAATTGGCAAAAGAAAAGAAATTAACGTTAAAGCAGCAGCATTTTGCTGATGAGTACATCATTAGTGGGAACGCTACACAATCAGCAATTGAAGCTGGATACAGTAAGAATTATGCAAATACTAATGCAAGTAAATTACTACAAAACACTACAATCAAGCGTTATATAGATGAACAGCTTGAAATACTCAAAAATGAGCGTGTTGCTGACCAGCAAGAAGTGCTTGAGTATCTGACTTCCGTTGTTCGTGGAGAACAAACCGAACAGACTTTAAGAGGTGTTGGTGAGGGCGCACAAGAAATTGATAACATTGATGTGAGCGCTAAAGATCGTATTAAAGCTGCTGAATTGCTTGGTAAGCGCTATGGTATTTGGACTGATAAGACTGAACTCGCTGGCGAGATTGATACAGAAATCAGCATCAAGATTGATTACGGTGATGATGGCGATGGAGATTAAAATTCAAGCAAACGCTAATTTCAAGAAACCTGATCAATCTAAAAAACGTTATATCATCATGAAAGGCAGTGCTGGTAGTGGTAAGTCAGCAGATACGGCACAGCATTATATTTTGCGTTTAATGGCTCAAAAAGGGCGTAATTTGCTTTGTGTTCGTAAATCAGACATAACCAACCGTGACAGTACCTTTGCGGAGCTTACAGGGGCAATAAACCGCATGTTTGGGCGTAATGCCGACAAGTATTGGCGAGTAACTCAAAGCCCTATGAAGATAGAATGTAAGCTAAATAGCAATCAGATAATCTTTAGGGGTGTCAACGATGAGAAACAACGTGAGAAGCTTAAATCAATCACATTTAAACGTGGAAAATTAACTGACGTTTGGATTGAAGAAGCAACAGAAATAACACAAAACGATTTTGAAATCATCGAT